ATTAGAGATATTATGGATAAAGCATTAAAAGAATTGGAAGGAAGTGATAGTAATGAATAAAGAAAAATTTATAAAAATGTTGGAACAAGCAAAAGAAGATGAATATGGTAGATTATATGTTTTAGGAAACTATAATAATAAGATTTATTTCGGAACTATAACAACTATTTGTGAAGATATATTTGTATTAAATCATTCGGAAGAATGTCAAGATACAGCAGAATTATATGACAGACACTTTTGGAATGATGATACTTTAGAATGCTACGTAGTATCAACTAGACACAATGAAGATATCAAATATAAAGAACCTGAACGTATAGAAGAATTAGATGATAAATATTGTTATCCAAATGATATATTACAAAAGAAAATAAATGAATTAGTTAGAATTTCAAATAAATATACTTGTTTGTTAGAAAAGGGTGATAGTAATGTTAAAGATTAAAGATAAAGTAATTAATAATGGATTAAAAGGACAAATAATTGATATTAAAGAAGTTGATTATTTACCAGGAAATCCTAAATTATATTTAATAAAATATCCTTTATTTACATTTAAAAATCCATTTAGAAGGAAGTTATGGACATTTGGTCTTGATTTAGAGAAAGTAAGTGAAGAATAATGTTATTAAGTATAAGCCCTGTAAGACCTATTATTGTGCCACACATAAGCAATTGTAGTGGTTATGCAGTACCACAATGGTTAGAAATAGGCTTAATTGTTTTATTGGTATTGTGCATTTTGGCACTATTAATTTTGGTAATAAAAATAATTTTTGAATAAGAAAGTGAGAAAAGAATAATGAAAATTAAAAATTTAAAAATAAATTTTAGATATTTAGGTGGAAATATTGCTTGCTTAAGCGTAGATAATATAGATGGTAAGTCAATTCATAATGATGTTAACAATGAAGAAGCAATTATAATTTTTAATTCATTAATTGGAGAAAAAGAAAATTGTAAAACCATAAAAAGTTTATTAAAAGAAAATCAAGAATTTAAAAAGCAACTTGAAGAATATAAAAATAGATATATTAATAGACTAAATAATCAATTAGCAGAAGGTGTAGAACCTGATCCAGAAGATTATTATTTAGCGGAAATTGAAGGTAAGGCAAACGACTATGATAAATTATTAAAACAACTTGAAGAAAGAAATATTGAATATTTTAAAGGTGCTTATGACACACATAACAAGTACTATGACCAACAACAAGAATTTATAAAGTGGTTAGAAGATAAAATACGCACTATTGAAACAACTTATAGTCAAATAAATGGTAATTATGGTTTAATGAACGAAAAGTTAGAAGCATTAAAAGAAGTTTTACAAAAATATAAAGAAATAATGAACGGAGATGATAAATAATGTATTCTATAACAGGTTATTTGTATAAAAATGATAAATGCATCTTAAGAGGAATGCGGGAAGATTTAGAAAATTTTGTTGAAGAATTAAAAGAATTGAATCCTAAATTTGTTGATAGAAAAGAATTTAAAATTATTTCTCCATCTGGAGAAGTAATAAAACAATGGTTTAGGAGGTAAAAAATGAAATTAGAAGTTGGAATGTATGTAAGAGGAAAATATTATAATTATAGAGGTAAAATAGGTAAAATAATAAAAAACTATAATAATGATTTAGAAATAGCATATACGGATGGTATTTTAAAAACAACAACCAATTCATTTATTGATGATAATTTTGATATCGATGGACGACAATATGTTGCTAGTTTCAATATCATCGATTTAATTAAAAAAGGAGATTATGTTAATTGAGTTGAAGTAATTGAAATTTATGAAAAAGGAACAACATTTAAAGAAAGCTCTATGTATTCTTTTAAAGAAAAAACAATAGAAGTAGCCAACGATAATTATGAAACCATACCACTTGAAGCACTATTTACAAATAAGGAAATAAAAACAATAGTCACAAAAGAGCAATTTAAACAAATGAGTTATAAGGTTGGTGAGTAAATGAAAAATTATCACGATTTTAGAATGTTTTATAAAGATAATTAAAAAAGAGGTGAAGAAAATGGCGACTAAAAGAGAATTTGAAGAAAAATTTGAAGAAATTAAAAAAGAGTATTATAAATATTTTAATTATTCAGAAGAATTTGATATATCATTGGATGATGAAATAGAAATACAAAAAAATTTACCTTATTCATTAGAAGAAAGAATAATGTATTCTATTTTACATTTAAAAAATCTAGCAATCACACAAGCAAAATTAGAAGAAGCAGAAGAAACAATAGAAAACCAAAATATAATTATTAATAAAGCATTAAAATTAATAGAGCAATCTGATTATAAAGAAGTAGATAATTTTTCGCCAATACATATTGACATGGCAATAACTACTTTAAAAGATAAAAAATAAATGAAAAATGTGTAATTTTTCTTAAATTCACTATAAAACTTTCACATTTTTCACACTCTATTAATGTTATAATGTAGTTATAGAAGTATATATCAAGACAACGATTAAGTTGTCTTTTTCTATGCAAGGAGATATTTTATGTTGAAAAGTTGTAGCAGGTGTGGAAAAATACATGATTTTAACAAGGTTTGTTATAAGAACAGACAGGTAAGAGGTTTAACTAATGCCGATAAATTTAGAAAGACTTATAAATGGCATAAAAAGAGTGAAGAAATACGCGAAAGAGATAAACATTTATGCAGATGTTGTTTAGCAAACATCTATGAAACTACTAATGTATTTAACTTTAATAAACTTGAGGTTCATCACATAACACCATTAGAAGAAGACTTTAATAAGCGATTAGATGATGATAACTTAATTACTTTATGTTGTTATCACCACAAGTTAGCAGACAACAATGTTATACCAAGAAATATTTTATATAAACTTATAGATTCTAATTGTAATTTTGAAGAAATAAGGCAAGAGGTAGACGCAGTAAGCATCCCCCCTGCCTTTTAATTTGGAATTTTATCGTTGTTTCAAAACCTACCTGCCACCTAAAAGTGTGAAAAATGCCCAAAATGAAAAAAATCCATCAATTGTTGAAAAGTTAGGAGGTGATAGATATGGGTAGACCAGCAAAAGCAATTGATACTAACTCGCAAAAAATGAGTAAGCAAGAAAGAAAAGCAAGAGAAGAAACTGAAAAAAAATTAAGAGGTAACAATGATAATATAAAACCATTTTCTTATCTTACAAAAAGACAAAAGGCAATCTTTAAAGATATTCTTAACAACTTGAATCCTGATATATTAAGTAATTTAGATACATACCTATTAAATCAAACTGCTATTACTATTGAAAGGCTTGAAAGCATTGAAAAAAAAATTAATAGTGCAGGTGAATATAATTATGTTGATAAGAATAACAAAAGTAAGAAAGGTTATAGTTTAGATGCCAAAACTATAATAAATTTAAAGTCAGTAAGAGATATGTATTCTAAAGACTTTTTTAGATGTTGTAATGAATTGTCATTATCGCCTCAGGCAAGAGCAAAAATATCTATCAACACCCAACCTACTAAAAAGAAAACATTAATGGATATCTTGAATGATGAAGATGATGACAATGAAGAATAATGTTTTAGAAAATCATCCAAGTTACAGGTACGCAAAACAAATAGTTGATGGAACAATAAAACCACCACCATTATATTTTGAGTTGAATGGTGAAAAAAATTTTATATCTCCTAAATATGTAAAAAAACAATGCAAGATATTTTTAGATATTGCAGATGATAAATCTAGTAAGTATGTTATAAATGTTAGTAGAATAAAAAAGATTGATAAGATACTTAAAATATTAGTCATGGCAAAAGGTATTAAAGTAGGTAAAAAAATCTATGATGCCCTTGCAGGATATCAATGGCTTATTATTGTTGCTAGTTTATGTACTGTTTATCGTGATGATAAAAACAAAAGAAGATATGAAACGGTAATATTGGAGATATGCAGAAAAAATGGTAAAACATTTATTGTTGCACTGATGGTTTTATTATTATTTTATTTAGAACCAAGATATTCACAATTTTATTCTGTTGCTCCCGACGGAGCTTTAGCAAAAGAAATTAAAAAAGCATTGGAACCACTTATAAAAGCCAATACCGAAATTTTTGAAGATGGTGAGTTTAAAATATTGAGAGATTGTATTAGACATACATTAACAGAATCAGTATATACACCATTAAATTATTCTAAGGATAGAATGGATGGAAAAGAACCGAATGTTTTTGTCGCTGATGAAGTAGGGGCATTGCCTAGCGATTATCCTATTGAAGCGATGAGGTCAGGTCAATTATTAGTAATTAATAAACTAGGTTTTATTATATCAACAAAATATCCAACTGTTGATAACCCAATGGAAACAGAAGTAAGTTATGCTAAAAAGGTATTAGATAACACTTTGCCTGTTCCTGATGAAACAGTATTTGCTTTATTATATGAACCTGATGAAACTAAAAACTGGACTACTGATGATAATATTATTTTGCAATCTAATCCTTTAGCCATTGAAGTAGAAAAAATATATAAAGATTTAATTTCAAAAAGAAATAAAGCGATAGAAATGGAAAGCAAGCGAGAAAACTTTTTAACTAAACATTGTAATATTATTTATCAAGGTGCAGGAACTGAAAGTTTTATAGATGTAACAGAAGTACAAAAGTGCAAGGTTGATAAAATTGACTGGGCAGGTAAAGAAGTTTATATTGGTGTTGACTTATCTATGACAAATGATAACTGTTCAGTTGCAATGACAAGTAATGATAATGACACAATATTAGCAGAAGCAATATCGTTTATACCAGAAGGAAGAATTGAAGAAAAAAATCAGTTTGAAAAAATTAATTATAATGAATTTATCAATGCCATGAAATGTATCGCTTGTGGTGATAGAACAGTAGATTATAAAGTAATAGAAGATTTTGTTTTTGAAATTGAAAATAGATATGATGTAACTGTTATGGCAATAGGCTATGACAGATACAATGCTCTATCATCTGCTCAAAAGTGGGATGAAAAATATAATACTGTACAAATTAGACAACACTCTGATACACTTCATCCACCTACTAAACTACTTTATGAAAAGATTATGGATGGAAAATTTCAATATGAAGAAAATAAATTATTAGAAATAAATTTTCAAAATGCAAGATGTGTATATGATACAAATATGAACCGTTATGTTAATAAAAAGAAATCAAATGGAAAAATAGATATGGTTGTAGCACTTATTAATAGTATTTACTTATTACAACAAGAAGTATTTCTTGAAAATGGAAACTTTTTTGTTCAGGTTGCATAACTTTCACATTTTTCACACTCTATTAATGTTATAATGTATAGTAGATAAGTATAAATAAAAGGCAAACAGAAATGTTTGTTTTTTTTCATGTTATAGAAAGGAGGTATAGCAATGTCAATACTTAATAGAATTTTAAAACGAGAAGAATCTAAAGATGTAGAAGTTAGTGATGAAAATACAACAGAAGCAAGTAATGACTCACCACAAGATTTACTTTTAAAAAGTTTATTAAAAGGTGAAAAAATTACAAAAGAAAAGGCATTGTCAATACCTGCTATTTCTAGTGCAGTAGATAGAATTTCAAATTCAATCGCTATCCTGCCAATTAAAATGTATAGATATAAAACTGATAAAAATGGTATAGAAACAGTTGAAGAAATAAAAAATGATGTAAGACTGAAAATCCTTAATACTCAAACAGGAGATTTACTTAATCCTTTTAACTTGAAAAAGTCAATAGCATACGACTATCTTACTGAAAAAGGTGCTTATGTTTATATTGAAAAAGATCGAAATGAATTTAAATCTTTAAGATATATTGAACCTGATTATGTTTCTTTTCAATCTAATTATGACCCAATATTCAAAGATGTTAAATACAATGTTTATGGCAAAGATTATGAAATGTATGATTTTTTAACAATCGTAAGAAATACAACCTGTGGCTACAAAGGAACAAGTGCTATTGAAGAAATATCAAATTCAATAGAAACTGCTTTTACTACAATAATGTATGAATTAGGATTGGTTAAAAAAGGTGGTGCAAAAAAAGGCTTCCTTACTGCCACTAGGAAATTAGGAAAAATTGAAATTAAACTATTAAAAGAGGCTTGGGATAAATACTATGGTGGTAACAATGAAGAGAATGTAATTGTGTTAAATGATGGTATTAGTTTTAAAGAGGGGGCAAGTTCATCTGTTGAATTGCAAATGAACGAACGAAAGAAAACCCTAAAAGAAGATATTAACGATGTGTTTCATATATCTTCTAATTATAGTGATACTATCAAAGATGCAGTAATGCCAATTATTAGTGCAATAGAAACTGAATTAAATAATCATTTTTTGTTAGAAAGTGAAAAAGATACTTACTATTTTGCTTTTGATACTAAGAAGATTACAAGAGGTTCATTAAAAGAACGATATGAAGCATATAAGATTGCGTCTGATACAGGATGGATGACAAAGAATGAAATTAGATATGCAGAAGATTATGATTCAATTGATGGATTAGATGTTGTAAGTATGAATTTAGCAAATGTTTTATATGATGTTAAAACTGGCAAATATTATACACCTAACACTGGTTCAGTAATGAACATAGAAAAAGGAGGAGGTGAAAATCAATGAAAATAGAAGTAAGAGATAACAAAGTTATCATTGATGGATATGTAAATGCAGTAGATAGGTTTTCTAAAATTCTTTACGATAAACGAGGACAATTTATAGAAAAAATAATGCCATCTGTATTCCGCAGGGCATTAGAAAAAAATGATGCTATTAAAGTTCTTTTAAATCATGATTATGATAAGGAACTTGCGAATACAAAAGATGGAAGTGCAAAATTATATGAAGATAATATTGGTTTAAGAGCAATAGTTGAAATAACTGATGCTGATGTTATTGAAAAAGCAAAAAAGAAAAAATTAAGAGGTTGGTCTTTTGGGTTTACTTGTAATAAAGATGAAGAAGTTATTAATAATAGTGGATTAAGAGAAAGAAGTGTAAGGGATATTGATTTATTTGAGGTATCAATTATAGATGATAAAAAAATACCCGCGTACCTTGGTACAAGCATTGAATTAAGAGATGGTAATCCAACAGTGATTGAATATAGAGATGAAGAGTTTGAAAATAACTCTTTTTCTATTGAAAAAAAAGGTGATGAATCAACACCAAATTTTGGTGACATGACGGCATCGCAAAAAAGAGAGGTTTTAAATAGTGCTTATAGGCAATTATTTAAAGATGGCTGGTTAGAAGATTATGATGATGAATTTGTTTATGGAACAATTCAAGATGGTAGCCAATTGTATAAAATGCCTTATTCAATAACCGATGGAACAGTTAATATTGATAGCAATAATCAAGTTAAAGTAGTTCGTGGTGGTTATAAAGAAATAAGGTCAGATGAGGAAGTGCCTGAACAACCACCAAAAGTGGATGATAAAAAAATAGATTACTCAAGTTATGAGAATGTTCTAAAAGAACTTAAAGGAGGAAAGTAAAAATGAATAAGAAAAGTTTAGAAGAACAAAAAAATGAAAAAGTAACTCAAATGGATAAGTTACTAAATGATGTAAAAGCAGAAGAAAGAGCATTTACAGAAGATGAACAAAAAATATTTGATGAATTAAAAACACAAATAGAGGCAATCAACAACACTATTAAAGCATTCGAAGATAGTAGAGAATTAGTTGATGACAAAAAGAAAGAAGAAGATAAAAAAAAGGAGGAAGAAAACATGGATGAAGAAACAAGAGCATTAGAAATTGAACAAAGAGATGTTGAAAACTTTGCTAAATTCATCAGAAACGAAGTATTAAATGAAGAAAGAGCAGAAAATGGTAGTCAATTTACCAAAGGTAGTAATGGTGTAATTGTTCCAACAACAATTGCAAATAAAATAATTATGACTGCTCACAATATGTCGCCTATCCTAGAAAAAGCAACAAAATATAATACAAAAGGAAATTTAGAAATTCCTGTTTATGGTGCTAATAATGGTGATGATATCACTGTTGCATATGGTGAGGACTTTAATGAATTAGTAGAAAAGGCAGGTAAGTTCTCATCAGTAACTTTAAAAGATTACTTAATTGGTGCTTTAGCAAAAATTGGTAACTCTTTAGTCAATAATACTGATATTGATTTAGTAAATATTGTTATCAATGTTATTGCTGAATATATAAAATTATTCTTAGAGGGTGAAGTACTTAATGGTACTGAAGGAAAAATTACTGGATGTAGCGAAATTCCTGCATCACAAACAGTTGAATCAGAAGTAGCAGGTGTTATCTCTTATGATGATTTAGTAAAAGTTAAAAATAAAGTTATTCAATCATTCAGAAAAGGTTCTATTTGGGTTATGAATCAAGATACTCAAACAGTGCTTGAAACAATGAAAGATGGCAATGATAGACCAATCTTTGTACCAGATCCAACAGGTGAATTTGATGGTATGGTTCTAGGATATCCTGTTTATGTTTCTGATAATAAAGATGGAATTGAAGGTGGTAAATCTCCAATCACATTTGGTAACTTTAGTGGTATTGCTTTAAAAACATCTAAATCTCTTGAAATTCAAGTGTTAAGAGAAAAATATGCTACTCAACATGCAACAGGTGTAGTTGCTTGGTTAGAATGCGATGCTAAAATTGAACACCTTCAAAAATTATCTAAATTAACTATCAAAGCATAATAGGAGGTAACTTATGTATCTAGTAAATAAAGGATTTGCTAATAGTAAAATATCTGCATCAAAGGGCAAGGTTATTGATATCAAAGATAAATCTTTAGCCACTGCTCTTGAAAATGCAGGATTTATTACATTTTATTCTGAAAAAGCAATGTCTAATAAAGAAATGGAAAAAACTATCAATGATTTAACAAAACAGTTAAATGATAAAGATAGTGAAATTCAGACTTTATCAGATAGAATTGTTGAATTAGAAGAAGAATTAAAGTTAAAAGAAAATGCTGATGAAGATAAAGATAATTTAGATAATGTTGAAGAGTCAAAAGAAGATGGTAAAGATAGTGAACCATCTGATGAAAATAAGGTTGATGGTTCTAATCCTGATGATAAATCAAGCAAAGAACCTAAAACTGATAAAGAGTAAGAAATTTCAATGTTCAGGCGACTCCATGAAAGGAGGAATTGTTATGATTACTAAAGTTAGTGAAATAACAGTAGATAGTTTAAAAAACTATTTACGATTATCTGATATTTCAGATGAAGATAAAAAATATCTTGAAACAATAAAAAAAGTTGCTATTGATTATATCAAAAACAATACAGGATTAGATGATAAGGATTTAGAACAATATGATGATTTAGTTATTGTTGCATATGTATTATGTCAAGATATGTATGACACAAGAAGTTACTATGTTGATAATAATAATGTCAATAAAGTTGTTCAATCTATACTTGATATGCACTCTAGGAATTTATTATAGTGAGTAATATTGTTAAAAATGCAGGTAAATATAATAAACTAATTGAAATATTTAGTATCGAGAATATTAAAGATAATGATGGTTTTGTAAAACCATCTGAAGTATTAATATTAAAAACCTATGCTAGTGTAAAAACTACTAAAGGCTATACACTCATTCAGAATAATTCAGATTTTGAAAAAGCATATACTAATTTTACAATTAGATATCCTGCTAATATTATAATTACAAGAGATATGAAAATTAAATTCAATGGTAAAACTTATTCTATTGAATATTTAAATAATATTAATGAAGATTCTATTGAATTTGAAATACAAGCGAAAGTTGTTGATAAGTAGTGGCACACTTTAATCAAGAATTGCCAAATGATTTAATAAAAGAATTTGAAGAATTGGCAATAGCAACACCTAAAATGATGGGTGAGATGACAAAGGCAGGTGCAGAAACAGTTGCAAGGATTGTGAAAAACAATATGTCAAAGTCATTTAAAAAAACTGATAGGTTAAGTGAGTGCTTATTTGTTTCAAAAACATATAGAACTCCATCCGATGATGGAATTAATAATAAAGTCATGATTTATGGTTATTTGGATTCTGAAAAAAAGCATCCTGCACCATTAGTTGCAATGGCAAGAGAATATGGAACAAGTCATGGTGAAGTAAAGAAACCTTTTTTTAGAAAATCATTTAAAAAGGCAGAGATTGAAAGTGCTATGAAACAAAAAGAAAAAGAATACTTACCAAAAGGATGATTAGATTATGAATAATGAAATAGAAAATATATTGGATAAATTTAAAGTAGGTAATAAGAAAATACCATTTGCATTTTTAAGATATAGAGGTAAATCTAAAACATATATAACTTATATGGAATTAGAAAATAATCCTTTATTGTGTGGTGATGATGCACCAATCTATAGTACATCATCATTTGATTTTGATATATACAGTGATGGCAATTATTTAGCCATTGTTTCAGAGTTAAAGCAAGTTATGTTAGAACATAATTTTGTATGGATAGAAGATAGTATTGATATGTATGAAGAAGAAACAGGACTTTATCATAAAACAATAACTTTTGCTAAGGAGAGGAGAATTTAAATGGCAAGAATTGGTTTAAAGAATTTTAGATATTCATTATTAGATGAAAATGAAAAAGTTATAGAACCTAAAACACTAGGTAAAGCAGTAGATTGCAAAGTATCTCTTGAACTTAATAGTGCTGAACTCTATGGCGATGATGGACTTTGTGAAAGTGATTATACTTTTAATAAAGGAACAGCAACAATCACAGTAGATGATGACGATGACACTATTTTTGCACCTTTACTAGGTCATAAAATAAGTGAAGATGGTGAAATAGTTCGTAAAGATACTGATGTTGCTCCATATATTGCTTTTGGTAGAATTTTAACAAAAATCGTTGGTGGTATTTACAAATATAAAGTTGAATACTTATCAAAAGTTAAATTCAAAGATACCATGCCTGATGAGAAAACAAAAGGTGAATCTATTGAGTTCACTACTGTATCAATTGAGGGTTCAGTAATGAGAAAAACGGATGGTGAATGGTCTAAATCAAAAACATTTACAACTTATAAAGATGCTAGTGATTATTTAGATGGTTTATTAACTGCTTCAGAAGTTACTCAAGCATCAAATAGTGCAAAAAGTACAACTAAATAGAATATAAATCTTTTCGAAGAAACAGTGAAAAAATCTGGTAGAAGAAAGGGTAAAGAACTGGAAATTATAATCTAGTCTTTACTCTTTTTTTTGTTATATAAGGAGGTATTTAGAAATGAAAGAAAAGGAAACAGTATTTACAGTTAATGGAAAAGAATATAAGGCAATATTTAATCTTAATGTTATGCAAGCGATTCAAATAGAATATGGAACTTTTACCAAATGGGGAGAACTTACAGATGGCTATGCTTATGATGAAAATGGTGAAAGAATTTTAAAGTTAGATGAAAAAGGCGAACCAGTTACTAAAACAGTAAAAAATGAAAATAACGAGGATATCGAAGTAGAAGTTTATGAAACTAAGGAAGTAGATATAAAAGCATTAATATTTGGTATTAAAGAAATGTTAAATGAAGCAATTGATATTGATAATGAAACTAATAATACCAATCAACCACTATTAACTAATAAACAAGTAGGTAGACTAATAACTGCCATGGGTATAGCAAATGCTACCAATAAATTAAATCAAACTGTTATTGAATCGACGCAGGATGATATATCAAAAAACGAATAATCCACGAGGAAGAAAAGGATGAACCAATAGATTTCTCGTGGTTTTTGTTTATAGGTCATACCAAATTAGGTTATTCAGAAAAAGAAGTTTTTAGAATGACTTTAAGAAAGTTTAATAGACAATGGGAACTATATAAATTTTATCACGATTTAGAAAAAGAAACTACTTATAGTGAAGTAGCAAAGGAACAATCAAAAGATGACGAATGGTTAGATTAGGAGGTGTAATATGGCAAGTTCATTTGGAGGAACAGTAAAGTTAACTGGTGAAAGTGAATATGTAAAAGCATTAAGAAATATTAATAGTAATTTAAAAGCAGTTAGTAGTGAATTAAAATTAGCCTCAACAGAGTTCACTAATAATGGTGAAAAAATAGGCGATTTGAGAATAAAAAATGATACTTTAAATAAAAAGTTACAAGAAGAACAAAACATTGTTAAAACATGCGCAAATGCTATTAAAGACTTTACTGAACAACAAACAAAAAATAAAAATGAAATAGATAAATTAAAAAACACATTAATCACTGAACAACAAACCTTAGAAAAAATGAAAAATAGCACTACTGCGACAAGTTCAGAAATATCGAAACAAGAAAAGGTAATTGCAGATTTAGAAAAAGAATTGTCAAAGGCAGAAACAGGTTATGATAATAATAACAGAAAAATTAATGACTATAAAGTTAAGATGAATACTGCTAAATCAGAATGTAGTGATTTGTCTAAAAAGATCCAGGATAATAATTCTATTTTAGATAAAGCAGGTAAGAGTTTTGATAACGATGCTAAATCAGTGAAAAATTTTTCAACAGAGGAAGAAAAAGCAGGTAATAATGCTCTAACATTAGGTGATTTAATCAAAGGTAACATAATAAGCGAAGGTATTATAGCAGGTATCAAGGGTTTAGCAGGGGCAATGAAGACAGTTGGTTCTGCTTTATTAGATATTGGTAAATCTGCTCTTAATAGTTATGCTGATTATGAACAATTGATTGGTGGTGTTGAAACATTATTTAAAGATAGTGCTGGTGTTGTTGAGGGTTATGCAAATAATGCATATAAAACAGCAGGTTTATCTGCAAATCAATATATGGAAACAGTTACAAGTTTCTCTGCAAGTCTTTTACAAAGTTTAAATAATGATACTGCTAAAAGTGCAGAGGTTGCTGATATGGCAATTACAGACATGGTTGATAATGCGAATAAAATGGGTACTGATATGACAAGTATTCAAAATGCTTATCAAGGTTTTGCAAAGCAAAACTATACAATGCTTGATAACTTAAAACTTGGATATGGTGGAACAAAAGAAGAGATGCAGAGGCTATTAAAAGATGCACAGAAAATCAGCGGTGTTAAATATGATATTTCTAATTTGAGCGATGTTTATAATGCAATCCATGTAATTCAAGGCGAATTAGGTGTTACAGGTACAACTGCTAAAGAAGCAAGTACGACAATACAAGGTTCTATTTCATCAATGAAATCATCATGGCAAAATTTCTTGACTGGATTAGCTAGTGGACAGGATATAAGTGGTTTAATAGATAATTTAGTACAAAGTGCAGTTACCGTTATGGATAATGTATTGCCAGTTGTTTATACAATAACAGAAACCATAGTTGCAGAAGTACCCAACTTAATCAACAAATTAGTTGCAGAATCACCAAAGTTTGTAGAATTAATTAGTAATACTATTCAAACAATGATTGTTGGATTACAGGAAAGTCTTCCTAAAATAATGGAGAGTGTATCACAAATAATTCAAACAATAGTAAAAGTGATAATTGATAATTTGCCTTCAATATTACAAATGGGAATTACAATTTTAGTAGAATTGGCTAATGGCATTGCCAAATCTTTGCCTACCTTAATTCCACAAATAGTTGATGTAGTTATTACTATGGTAGATACATTATTAGATAACATTGATTTAATAGTAGATGCAGGTATTCAATTATTAATTGGATTAACAGATGGTTTAATTGAGGCATTGCCAAAATTAATTGAAAGAATTCCAGAAATAATAGATAAATTAGTTCAAGCAATTGTTAATAACTTGCCAAAAATCATTGAAGCGGGTATCACATTAATAGTTAAATTAGCAGAGGGATTAATACAAGCGATTCCACAACTAAATTCTAAAATACCACAAATAATTTTATCTTTAATAAATGGTATAGTTAGTTACTATGGTAAACTTTGGGAATTAGGTAAAAATTTATTAGGAAAGGTAAAAGATGGTATTGTGAGTGGTATTACAGGTATGCTTGATGTAGGTAAAAATATGGTTAAAGGATTATGGGATGGTATTAATAATGCTAAAGATTGGATTTTAGATAAAATTAAAGGATTTGGAAAGTCAATTCTAAATGGTGTTAAAGGTGTATTTGGTATTCATTCTCCATCAAGGGTATTTCGAGATGAAATTGGTGTTAATATGGCAAAAGGTATTGGCATTGGATTTCAGCAAGAGATGGCTAATGTAAATGATACAATTCAAAGGGCATTGCCTACAGATTTAGATTTATCAACCAAAGTTAATTTAGATAAATCAAACTCAATATTTCCATTAAGCAATGGTTTAAATAATCAAACTTCTAGTAAAGTTGAAAATAATACTTATAACTTTTATTCAACAACTGCTTCGCCAAGCGAGTATGCAAGACAAATTAGAAAAGAAAAACAATATTTAGATTTGGTAGGTGCTTAAAATGTCAAAGAAAATAATATGTGAAAATTACTTAAAAGAAAGAATAATCTTTGAATATAAATTTCCTTTCTTTCTAAAAAGCGTTGATGGATTACATGAAGTCTTAGGAGTGGTTGCAGGAATGAAAAGTGCTTACTCTATAGGTGAAAATTATATTGGTACAAGCGTAGAAAAAAGAAATATTCTTATAAAAGGCGCTATTAGAGATGATGTAATAAATAATAGACAAAAACTTTATCGCTCTTTTCCTTTAAAATCTACAGGAATACTTTATTACTATGAAGATGATTTAGAAAGAAAAATTGAATATAAAGTGGAGTCTGTTCAAATTGATAATAAAGGATTGCATAAACAGTTCCAAATATCTTTAATATGTCCTAATCCATATTTTACAGATTTAGAAAAAACAACACTTCAAATGGCTACTTGGTCGCCTTGTTTTAAATTTGCTTTAAAAATACCACATAATACAGGAATAAAGTTTGGTGTAAAAAATACAACTTCAATGGCAACAATTCAAAATGATACTAATATTGAATTTGGTATGACTTTAACCTTTACTGCAAATGATACTGTTGTTAATCCATCGTTGTTTAATGTTGATACAAGAGAAGAAATGAAGATAGAAAAAACAATGGAAGCAGGAGATAAGATTATTGTAAATACATATAGACAAAATAAAAATATTACTTACATACCAGTTACAAGTGGAATTGAACAAAATATAAATAATTTAATGGTTTATGGTAGTAAATTTTTACAGGTTCATCATGGAAGCAATACATATAGATATAATGCTGATACAGGTGTCGATAATCTTGAGGCAGTTATCGAATATGTAAATGAATATGAGGCGGTATGATGATAAAAGAGTTTGATATATATGTTTATACTAGAAATTTAGAATTTATTGGTATTATAGATTTTTTCAAGTCCTTGCGATGGCGAAGAAAATATTATGAAGCGGGTGAATTTGAACTTCATATTCCACTAAACAATCAAACAATCAAGTTTTTGCAAAAAGATAATCTAATTATAAGAGATGATTCAATAGAAGTTGGAATTATTGAAAGTTTTACGATAAACGATGCGGGCGAGGATGGTATTGAGGTTGTAATTTATGGTAGATTTTTATCGAGTATATTAGATAGAAGAATTATAAAAAATAAAATTAATTTTAGTGGAAAAATTTTGTTAGGAGAAAGAAAAATCTTGAATGAAATGACACCTTTTTCAAAATTAGATATAAGCGAAGCAACACTTGATTCAGAAAGTGTTGTTTTTCAAGTCAGTTATAAAAATGTTTATGAATACTTAGTTAATTTAGCCAAAATATCTTCAATAGCACACAGAATATCCGTTGATATTCCGAATAAGAGAATGATTTATGAAAATTATCAAGGATTAGATAGAACAGAAAATCAATCAGTAAATCCTAGATATGAATTTAGTGAAGATAAATCAAATATAGAAAATGCAGAATATACCTATAGTGCTAAAACAGAAAAAAATTATGTTTTAGTAGGTGGGCAAGGTGAAGATGAAAATAGGGTTATGGTAGAAATTAAGAATGGTAACAATACAGATTTTGATTTAAGAGAAGTATTTGTAGATGCAAAGTCTGAAAATCAAGGGGATTCAACACTTGAAGAATATAAAGAAGCATTGAAAACTAAAGGTTCAGAAAAATTAATAGAATCTACAGAAACACTTGAAGTAACAGTATATGCGGATGACTATAAGAATTTATGGGATTTAGGTGATATTGTAAATATTAAGAAAGAATCATGGGGTATCATGATGAAACAAAGAATAACAGAAATAGAAGAAACCATAGAAAACAATAATCAAAAGATATTTGCAACATTTGGAACACCATTTGTTGAAAATCTTACGATTGATGATTAAGGAGGAATGAAAAATGGAAGAATCAAGTTTTTTTAATGATGTAGATGGTGATAGAATTTATTATGCGGAAGATTTTGCAGAATATTTTATCCCGTTTTTTACAAATGGTATTTTTAATAATGGCTGTCAAGTATTAGGCAACACAAATGATATGGCAGTTAATGTTAGCACAGGTAGAGCATTTATTAATGGTTATAGATATAGAAATAAACAATCTAAAACTTTAACAATAGAGAATGCTGATGGTGTTTTAAGTCGTATTGATAATATTGTTATTAGATTAGACTTAACAAATAGAAATATTTCTACACAAGTAATAAAAGGCTCATTTTCAAATAATCCAGTAGCGCCTGATTTAACAAGAACATCAACAATTTATGATTTAAGAATTGCAAAAGTTTATATTCCAGCAGGGACAACAGAAATAACACAAGATTTAATAGAAGATTGTAGATTTATTAATAATGATTGTGGAAATGTTATTTCACCAATAAAAACTCCTGATACAGAACAATTATTTATCCAAATGCAAGCAATTTTTGATAAATTTATTGCTGATAGTACAAATGGATTCGATACATGGTTTGATAGTATTAAAAATCAATTGGATTCTGATGCTGCAGGTAATTTACAAAATCAAATTAATAATCTAAATTCTAATAAAGTAGATAATGCAAAATATGATTTAGATTCAAATAATTTACAGTTATTAGCAAATGGTAAAAATGTAGGTGATTCTGTTCATATCCCTACAGGAATTACTGACACTGCAACTGGTGAAGAAGATTTAAAAATAGTTAATAATAGAGGAGTTGTTAAATTTTCATTAGAGGGTAAAACAGAACAAAAAACAAGTAAACAAAGTAAAAATTTAATAGGCTTAAAAAAAGGATTTACCCAAACTGTAAATGGAATGACCGTTAGTGTTCAAGAAGATGGAGGTTTAAGAGTAACTGGAACGCCAACAAAAATTAGTGAAAGCTATATTCCGTTAGAAGGGGTGTCAAGTATAAGTAACGGTGATTATACTCTAAGTGTTAAAACAATTGGAAGTACTCCAAGTAATGCTTGTAGATTATTAAAAACAAACCTTGCTAGTGCTGCTAATAGTTTTAAAAGCACAGCTTTATCTTGCCAAAGCAATACTACAAAAAGCATGTCGGCAACGATTACTGATGAAGAAGTTTATACTTACTTTTATTTTTATACTAATGCTAATGTTATCATAGATGCTACAATATATCCTCAATTAGAAAAAGGGTCAACATATACTGAATGGGTAGAATTTACTCCAGATAGCCCAAGTCCAGATTATCCTCAATTAATAAATAATGTTAAAGGTGTTGAAAACATTTGGTTTGGTGGAGAGTCAACAACAGTTAATGGAGTAACTTTTACTAAAAATGCTGATGGTTCTTATGATATTACTGGTACTGCAACAGCTTCAGCTGATTGTATAAATCTTGTAAATATTGCTAATGCAAAACTAAAGAATGGAATTAATTATAATTTATCTATCAACAAATTAACTAATGAAAAAGTTAGTATATTAACAGAGGCATATATTGAAAACTGGGATAGTCATGTAATTGGTCCATTAATTACATCAACCACTTTGTCAACGAACAAAATAATAAATATTAAAGATAATATTACGCGTGTGCGTTATGTTATTAGAGTAGAAAAAGGGCAAACTGTAAATATAAAAGGATTAAAGATTCAATTAGAACAAGGTTCAATAGTACACGATTTTGTTCCAAACGGAAGCAATTATTTACAATTAGAAAATGTTGGTGAAAATATACTCAATATTGACGAAACACCATTTACCATAAAAAAAATAACATCACAAGGTAATGTTTTATACTGGAGTGGCTATAGTGGTGTAAATGATTTTGTAAAAGTAAAAGAAAAAACTACATATAAATTTAGTTCTAATGAAGTAAATAAGGTTTGTTATATTGATTATTATGATAAAAATAAAAATTATTTATCTAGAACAGGAACTGCAGTTGATTATTTTACAACTCCAGAAAATTGTAAATATATAAAATTTGCAATAAATTTAGAGTTAATACCAACAAATGCGCAGCTGATGGAAGGAACAATTATTAAACCATATGAACCATATCAAAAAAAGATAATGAATATTGATTTAAAAGGTAACAACTTATGTTCCAACAAAGAACAAACATTGAAAGATGAATTAATGATAGAAAATGGCAGAGCAAAGATAATTAAAAAATTTGGTGAATACATATTTACAGGAAATGAAATTTTTAGTTTTGCAGATAGTAATGCCAGAATTAAAACTGATTCTAATTTACTTCCTCAGTTGGCAAATGTGTATATACAAAAAGCTCAAAATGCAGATAATATAACTCATTTATTTTGCACACATTATGCAGTTGACTCTCAAAATAAAATTATAAAGAATAGTAACAAAATAGGATTTTCACAATGGGACAATAAAAAATATATTTATTTTCCAGCCGATTATAGTACAATTGAGGAATTCAAGGCAAAATTGAAATCATTATATGATGCTGGAACACCAGTAATTATTCAGTATCCTTTAGCAGAACCACAAATAATTGACTTAGGCGAAGTAGATTTTGATTTAATAGAAGGTAATAGCACTTTAAATTTGGAAGAAGATTTAAAATCTAATATGTCTATTAAATATTATACTGATTCGACTGTAGTTGATTTAAAGAAAAAAGTAGAAAATAAACAAAATGTTATTTTACATGGAACAACGGCTCCATCAAATGATTTGGGTGCAGATGGAGATATTTATCTCCAACACAATTAAGATTAAGAAGGTGATATGAATGGCTAAATTACCTAGTTTAATTACAAATTCTTTAACCGGAGAAGCATTAAATTATAGTAATTCAGGTAGTGGAAAAATTGAAATTAAACAAACATTTGAAGTTACACAAAACAATAATTTTACATGGACTGTAAAATCAAAAATATACATTAGATTAAGTTCTGATTATAAAAAAGGGAATGGTGAAAGATTTTCAGGTATATGGCAACAAATAGGCGATGACATAAATAAAATAATTGAAGATATTCAAATTTTATCTTTATCAGGTGTTTGGATTAACAATGTTCAAGTTTCAAATAATGCGTATGAATGGTACAAAATATTAGAACAAGAAAAAACATATGAGTGCACGACTGGTAGACAAGGTGTTAAATTACAGTGTGGATATGCTAATGGAAATAATAACTATTATTTCGATGATTACACACTTATCTATTTAACTTTACCTGCATTTAGTGGTATGCAGTATAAAGTAAATAATAAATATTATTTCGCTATGCCTTGGATAAAAGTAAATGGTGAATGGAAAAGAGCACTTCAATATGTCAAAGTTAATGGTGAATGGAAAAAATACAATAGTACTTGGTTATGGAATCCAGAAGGATAAAAATATATAATAGTTCACAAACAGACCATGTCAAGTTTGATAATGGTCTTTTCTAATTGTGGACTAATTAGTTTTAATAATTAGAAAGGAGAAGTCATGACAGGATTAATAGGTGCAATTATTACTGGTGTAATGTCGTTTGCAGGAGTGCTTGTAACGAATATATTTAGTAATAGGAAAGTTGTTAATGATATCAAAAGTGAAACACAGAAAAATCAGGCAGTAACAGATACAAAAATAGAAGAACTTACACGAGAAGTAAGAGAACATAATAATTTTGCAAGAAGAATGCCTGTAGTAGAAGAGCAAATAAAAAATATAGACTTAAGGTTAACAAGATTGGAAGGAGGAAGATAGTATGGTAGTACTAATTGAAAAATTAAAAAAATTCAAATTTAAAGATAGAATGTATGACATTATAAAATGGATTTTATTTACAGGAGTAGCACCTACTATTACATTAATAATTGGACTTGGAAAATTATATAATTTTGACACTACATTAATAGTTGGGACTATATCTTTAATAGCATCGTTTTTAGGTGGAATAACAGGTCTATCTAATTATAATTATAAGAAAGATAATGAAGAAAGTTAGGAGGAAAAGAAAAATGGAAGAAGCAATCGAAATAATTGCTGATGAAAAATCAGAAGAAGAAAATCCAAAAAGAAGTGAAGATTTTGGAGTAGAGAAGGAGGAAGAATAATGAGAATTTTTGGTATAGATATTTCGTACTGGCAACAAGGTTATCCATATTCAAGTGCAAAAAGTGAAGGTGTAAATTTTGCTATTGTTCGTGCAGGTTATGGTAGAACGAAAGATAGCCAATTTGAAACACATTACTCAAATGCAAAAAAACAAGGGTGGGGTGTAGGTGCTTACTGGTATATGTATGCTAAAACCGTTGAAGCTGCTAAACAAGAGGCATATGCATGCTTAAGTGTTTTGAGAGGAAAACAATTTGAATATCCTGTATATTTGGATGTAGAAGATGCATCAATTAGAAAATTAGGTAAATCTACTTTAGATTCCATGATAAGAGCATTTGCAGAAATAATAGAATCAAATGGTTACTATTTTGGCGTTTATACTAATAAAGATTGGTATCAAAATGTCATCAGTGGTGCAGAATTAAATAAAAAATATGATTGGTGGCTTGCTCAATGGTCTAAATCAGAACCAACAATTTTAAATTGTGGTTTGTGGCAATTCGGCGGAGGAACTAATTACTTAAGAAATAATAAGGTCGCAGGAATAGTTACCGATCAAAACTATGCTTTAAAAGACTATCCATCAATAATGAAATCTTTGGGTAAAAATGGTTTCACTAAGTCATCAGAAGAAACTTCAACAAAACCTTTACCAGAAAGAACTGAATCAGTTTATGTAGTAAAAAAGGGTGATACTTTAAGTGGTATCGCATCCAAATATGGTACTACATATCAAACATTAGCAAGTTATAATGGTATTAATAACCCTAATTTAATTTATGTTGGACAAGTAGTAAAAATACCTAATGGTAGTACAAACACCTCATCTGAGGTAAAATATGTAGTAAAAAAGGGTGATACTTTAAGTGGTATCGCATCCAAATATGGTACTACATATCAAAAAATAGCATCCGATAATAGAATAAGTAACCCAAATTTAATTTATCCAGGACAAACATTAATAATAAAGTAAATTTAAAATAAGTAAGGATTTTTTTTGAATAATCCTTACTTATTTTTTTTACTTTAAATTTTATTATTACTTTTATTGTGGCTATTATATATGATAACTTATCGACATTAGGATACTACTGAATATTAATTTGTAAGACCCAGGTAAGACCCAAAGTATTAAAAAAATCTTTATTTTATAATGATGACGATTTCTTCTTTGAAGAATAAAAAAATGCACAATGATTGTGCAAAATAGTGTCTAAAAAAGGTAAAAATGCACAAAATATAGCGAATATTGTGCATTTTCTTTACTTTTAATGAAAAAAATGTTAATATCACAGTAGGTGATGGAAATGGAACCAATTAAAGTAAAAGAGTTACCAATTGAATATAAAGTTGATAAAGAATTATTAAAACTATTGTCGGAGGCAAATGAAAAATATGGAGAGTATAAAACATATTTAAAGAATATTGATTTCGACTCAAAATATTTTTTAGATTCAATTATCTTAAGTGAAAGTTTAAAATCTACACAAATTGAGGGAACACAAATATCTCAGGATGATATGTATTATATAAAATACATGCCGAATAATGATGAAAAAAGTGAAATTCAAAATTTAAAAGAAGTAATTGAATATTCTGAAAATTATATTAAAACAAATAAGAAAATAGATTTAGTCTTTGTAAATAATATTCATAAAATATTACTTGATAGTGTTAGAGGTCAAAATAAAGAACCTGGAAAAATTAGAAATATTCAAAATTGGATTGGTCCAAGAGGTTGTACAATTAAAGAGGCTATTTATGTTCCTCCTATTCCTGAAGATGTTCCGATCCTTTTGGACAATTTGTTTAAATACATGAATGATGAATTCATTGATCCAATATTTATAAATATGGCTATTTCTCATTCACAATTTGAAACTATTCATGCATATAGAGATGGGAATGGAAGATTAGGTAGAGCGCTTATTCCAATACAACTTGCAATGTTAACTGATGACAAACCAATACTTTTCTTATCAGAAGTAATTGAACTATATAAACCAAGTTATCATAAATATTTAAATGAAAGCAGAAAAGGTAATATGTCTGGATTTATTAAATTCTTTTTACAATGTGTTATTGAACAGTGTAATAATTATATTGCTAAAATAAATAGAATTAAAGAAATATATAATAAAGATATGCAAAAAATTAAAACACTTAATAGTAATGCTGTTTACAGAATTATGCCATCATTGATTCATCAAATTGTATTTACAAAAAAAGAAATAGAAGAGGAATCTGGTGTATCAAGAAATACAGTTTCTACATTGATTGATGAACTTGTTAAATTAGGTATATTAGAGATTGATGATAATTATGCTAAACTTGCATATCGATATAGTGAAATATATAATGTATTTGTGGGAAAAGAATAAAAAATGCACAATCATTGTGCAAAATAGGGTATAAAAAAAGTAAAAATGCACAATATTTTGGATATTTTGTGCATTTTTTGATATAGCTATATGTATATTGATTTTACCAATTTTTATTTAATTCAAAATATTTTGAATAATCAAATTTTATTTTTTGACCTTCTTTTGTATCTAGCCAACCTTTAAATTTATGAGACCAAGTAGTTAGCTTTGATGCTGATTTACCTTTAAGTGTTTTTAGTACTTCGTCCATTATTGCAATTTCATCCTCTTTAAATAGTGAAGTATTACATTCCTGCGCAGGTTTAAATAAAATATTATCTTCTTCATCATTAACCATTTCCAGATAATTTTGTTTTATTAATAAACTTAGATATGCTTCTTTATTATCAATTATTGGTCCATAGGTTCCATGAGCATAATTTAAGGAAGTTATTGGAACTTTTCTTTCTTTATATGATTGAAAGTCGACTGAAAATAAATTTTTCATAATTTGAGTTTTTGTTAAGTAATTGTCTTTTAATATATAAAGAAAAGTATTAATTGTTTTTAAGTCCAACTCTGCATTAATTAGATTATATATTTTAAAATAAGTTTCTTTTTCAATTAATAATTTATTACTTTTTAAAATGTTTATAAATTCATTTTTATTTGATTCAATCTGCTTATAGATAAG